GCTTATAATAAAAAAAGTTATAAAGATAATAAAAAAGAAAGTAAAAAATCATCAAAACATAGAAAACCAAAAATTTATAAAACAGGCATTTAAAATACGCAACGCTCTAAATAAAAAATTTACAAAAACAAATATTCAAGTTGTTAATCAAGATGTAATCAAAACAACAATTGATTTGAATATTCAACTAAAATCAAATCCAAATCCGAATCCAGATTCAATTTTAGTATTAAATTTAGCATCTAAAAAAAATTTTGGAGGTGGAGCTATAAATGGTTCAATGGCACAAGAAGAAGAATTATTTAGAAAAACAGATTATGGAATTCATAAAGGTGCAGAATTATATCCATTAAAGTTAAATGAATTTGTTTTTACTCCATCAGTTTCAATTGTCAAAGATGAATTTTATAATAAAATTAATCCTAATGATGTTTTTCAAGTAGATATGTTAGCAATGTCTGGATTGTATAATCCAGTTTTGGTAGATGGTAAATTAACAAAATCAGATTATGATTTAACTTATTTGAAAATTGAAAATATTTTTAAATATTCAATTTTTAAATCCAAAACAAATTTAATTTTAGGTGCTTTAGGTTGTGGAGTATTTAATAATCCACCACTTGAAATAATTGAAATGTTTAATAAATGTTTAGAAAAATATAATGGTTATTTTGAAAATATTATTTTTGCAGTTAAAAGTACTAGAGATAATAATTTTGAGTTATTTAACAAATACATTTTAAGAAAATAAAATTACTCAATCAAATAAACATATAAAAATTGATTTGTTTAAAATATAATTTAAGTTTTTATATATATTAGTATTAAAAATATGTCAATATCAAATAAAATTTGGACCAAAAAAATACCTATTATTAATAAAAAAAATATTAATGTTGAATCTGCTATATTAAATGAAATAGAGATACAACGAATCGCAAGTACATATGGATTTACTCCTAAAATATTAAATGTGACTAAAAATGATTTCGAATATCAAATTCAAATGGAATTAATAGAAGCTGAATGTTTAGCAAATAAGTATGGAGAAGAACCTTGTGATATTCCTGAACAATATTGGAATCAAATGAAATCTATAGTAAGTATACTATTTGATAGAGAAGGAATAGAATATATTGATATAACACCTTACAATTTTATAGAAAAAAATAATAAAATATATTTGATTGATTTTGGCCATGCTTTTTACACACCCGAACCAAATGCTTTATTACCTCCAACTAATTGGTTTTTAAGTGATTTTATGGATAGAACACAGCAAGTTAAATGTTTTAATCCAGATTTTAGGTAATTTTTTAAATTGTTAATTTACATATTGTTCTCTAATTGGATTTAATTCAATTAAATCTTCATCATAATAAAATTGAATTAGATTTTCACATTTGACAATAGATTTTGGTAATATTATTATTTTGTTTGATTTTATATTCAAATAACATAATTTATCTAATAAACCAATTTGAATTGATATATCTGTTAATAAATTATTATTTAAGATTAATGATGTTAAATTTTTAATTGTATATATGTTATCTGGTAATGACTTGATTTTATTATTACTTAAATCTATTATTTTTAATTTTGATAATTTATAGATATCATCATCAATACAAGTAATTTTGTTACCACTTAATTCTACAGATTCCAAATGAAATAAATCATAAAAAGAATTTGGAATTGATAATATTTTATTATTTTTTAAATTTATTTTTTGTAATTTAACTAGCAGATTTATTTCATTTGGAATTTCTGTCAATTTATTTGACTCTAAATCTAATGATTCTAACTTGTCAAGTTGAGAAATTTTATTTGATAATAATTTAATTTTATTATAAGATAAATTAAGTTTAACCAAATTTTTCAATTCAAAAAGACTTTCACAAATATATACAATTTCATTTTTTTCCAAATCCAATTCTGTCAAATTTATCAAACAATGTAAATTTATTGGAATTTGTTCAATTTTATTAAATGGAAGTGATAAATATTTCAGATTTACAAGTTGACATAAATTTTCTGGAATTATTTTGATATGATTTGCTCTTAGTGAAATATTTTCAAGATTAATTAATTTAAATATGGAATTTGGAATATATTCAAGTTTACTATTATAAATATATAATTCTTTCAAGCTAACTAAATCAGTAATATCTTCCATATATTCATTAATTTTTTTATCTGAACCAGAACATAAACTTTTAACATTTACATTTGGTTTTGATTGTTTTATCCATTTTTTTAAATCGGTTAATTTATCCCAATCAGTCATTTATTAAATTTGTTAATAATTAGTATAAACAATATTGGATTGATTAATCAATTTTTTAAAATTAACTATTTAATTGTAATTTATATTTATTATAAAAATTATTTCTTAAATAAGTAATATAAATATCTCAAAAATGAGTTTTTTTGATGCGGTAGCAGCAGATGATGTAACATTACATGGGTTAGAAAAATGGACTTGTCATTTATATGAACAATTAGGTTGGATGACTTTGGCATATCATTCAAAACGTGAAGACAAGGTAGGTTCTTATATTACCTCAATTAAAAAACTTCAAAAGTCTATAGAATCAAGATTAAAAATTATAATATCAGAAGACGCTAAATTAGATTTGGAAAATTTATTGTCAAAAGTTAAACATTTATTAAAAATAACTGCTAAATTATTTAGTAAAGAACATATTAGAAAATCTATTTGTACCAAATGTGCTCTTCCTATAGATGATACTGATTCTGATGATTCTGAACAATTAAAACAAGCAGAAGGATTAAAATCTAGAACTAAATCTAAACCTAAATCAAGACAAACAATATCTAAAGCATCACATTTAAATGAATTATCAAAAATATCTAAAAAATTATCAAAAATCCAATCTAAAAAATTATCTAAAAAAACTTCCAAAAAAACTTCCAAAAAAACTTCTAAAATCCAATCTAAAAAAACATCCAAAACCCAATCTAAAAAACTATCCAAAAAAAATTTAAAAAAAATAATTGGAGGTAATCCAAATAATTTTGAACCTTTGATTAAAAAATTATCAAAGAAATCTTCAAAAAAAAATTCTAAAAATTTTTTAAATAAAAAATAAAATGATTTTTAACAATTATTATTATTATTTATTTAGCTAATATATAAATGAATTGAATTAAAAAATAACAAATATATCAGATAATTTTATATTGTCATTTTTCTAATTGTGATATCAGATTCAGAAGCAATTGTGTGAATCAATTGGTCATTATTATAGTCATACATATAAACAATTTCCTTTATCCCAGTAGCAGCAATAGATTTAAAACAATTAATACAAGGGTAATGGGTCACATAAATAACAGCCCCTTCCAAACTAGTTCCACCTAATCTATTGGAATTAGCTAATGCATTAATTTCACTATGAATAATTGCTTGTTCATGTCCTTCCCTAACATAAGAGGTATGGGATGTTCCTGCTATAAATCCATTATAACCCATTGATACAATTCGATTTGCTTTTGTTATAACTGACCCAACATGTAATCTAGAACAAGGTGACCTACATGAAGCAAGTAAAGCAATACTCATAAAATAATCATCCCACTCTAATCTTGAATCATTTTTATAGACAATATGAGCAATTTCACCGAGCATTATCAAATAAATATAGTATTGGATAGATTATTTGTTAATTAATTTTCAATTTTTATTTGATAATTGATTATTATTATTTGATAATTGATTATTTTTATCCATTTCTATTTTATTTATTTTATTTTATATTTTATTTAGTTGTATTGATATTTTGTTATGCCAAGGATTAAGTATGAATATTTGAAAAGATACACCAAATATACCAACAGCCAAACTTGTTTTTTGTAAATTTAATTGACTAAAAAAATTTTTAATCATCCTTTATTATAATATTTATATATATATTATTTTGTTCCAATCCAATTTTTTAAATCTTTTTTAATGTTTATCCATAGAATATAACAAAATAATTTTATAATTTCATTATCATTTTTAATAAAATAATTATATTTTGGTATGTGATAAAAATTTTGACTTTCACATCTATTTGATATTTTATCATCAACCAATATAGTATTTGATTTATTACAACCAAATAAAATAAATTTATTAATATCTTTGCATGTTCCTTTACAGTCATCGCGAAATTTTTTTTCTTTAAAATATTTATCTAAATTAGTTTTTATCATAATATCTTGAGCATATGGTTCAGTTGCTTTGGTAAATAAATATAAATTATTAAATCTGGACAAAATTGGTATAATGGTATAAACTCCCGGTCTAATCCATATCTTTCTACCATTATAAATTTCATAAGATTCTGGAATAGAAATATTTGCCTTATTATAATCATTATAATTTACAACCTTATCAGTATGTATTATTGTTTCATCCAAGTCAAAAATAATATTTAATTTTGATTTGGAATTAGATTTTGATTTGGAATCGATATAATAATATAATCCGAACATTGTACCAAATATACTCCCAATAGATATTTTAATAATTTTTTTAATTACTTTCATTTAATTAATAAATTATAATTTTTATTCTTATTATAAATTCATTTTTATTATAAATAAATCAATTTTTTAATCATATTGACAATTTTTATAGTTTAATCAAAATAAATTGACATATAAAAAATAAAACATAAAAAAATAAAACATAAAAAAATATTTTTTTTAGACTTTAGACACAATATAATCAACTAATAATTTATAATAAAGTTCATATGATAAATTTGGTTTGGTATTAGATTTTCCAAGTGTCATTGTACATCCACCTGTTTCAAATAAACTTATATCAAATTTCCTAATACCAACTTCCATTGAATGATTAAATATTTTTTGTAAATTTTCATAATAATTAGGATTTGAAACATCCACATGTAAATGTAAACTAATTTTTTCATAACTTACACCACCTTTGTAAGTATTTGTAATGATATTAACAAAATTATCATATTGTAATGTGGCACAAGTATCAGACAAACAAATAATTTCTGGTTTACAAACTTTATCATAGTAAATTATTTCATTCACAATTTTATCATTTGAAATTTTTCCTTCTGTTGGACAAGTATCAATACAACTTAAATATATTTTTACTTTTGGATTTAAAGTAACAGGATTTGAAACAATTTCAAACATCATTTCTAATATTTCATTTTTTGTTGTTTCAAGTGTTTTTTTTGTATTCGCTAATTGAAAAGATTCAGAAACAGATGAAATAAAACTAAAATTGTTACAACCTGAATTAATTACAGAATGTAATTTAGAAAATGATGGAACAAGAATATAATTTTTATTTTTATTATCTAATTGTGAAAATAATTCTAATGAATCTGTAAATATTGGAAAAAATTTCTCCGATACAACAGAACCAATTTCTAATTCATCAGGATTATGATTATCTGTTATTTTATTATATAATTTAATTTTATTTTCAGTTGTATATTTTCCCAATTCATTTGGTTTAATATTTTGTAATCCATCTCTTAAAGATGTATCAAATAAAACAGGATTTAACAACATATATAGATTTTTATAGGAT